CGAAGTCTATTTTTAAGTGCATCAACTCCTTTAGATATTGCAGGTGCAGCTTTATCTATTCCTTTTTTAATAAGAGGATCGATTACAGGTTTAGCTTTGCTATATACCTTTGTTGCAAGTCCAATAGCTGCTCCAACTGCTGGGTGTATTTCATTAACCGATTCTTTCTTTTCATCACCTTTATTTGTGTGAGGATTATCTTGATAACTTTTACGTCTTAATGATGCTACACCTTTTTTAGATCTTACAATGTGAGCTTCGTCTTTTTTCTTATCTTTATCTAATTTTTTACGTAGATCTTTTAAACCCATCTTAAGTTTATCTTTATCAATGCCAGTATTACTAATACCTGATTTAGTCATATTCTTCATACTTAATGATAACTCATCAAGGTCAGATTCTTTTATACCTACTTTTTTCATTAGCATCCCCATTGCTTTTTCCATGTCTTTATTATCAAGCTTCTTATCTAGCTTTGAAACTTCTTTATCTAGCATTGCTATTTGATCTGGATTCAGTGACTTTGGCATTTTATTTCTTCTTATCGTAACCGTGGAATTTACGGAACTGACGAACGCCTTTTCTATCAGACATTGCCATACCAGCTGCTCTCTTACGCATTGTATTCTTTTCTCTATCTACGCCGTCATCACCACGTACTATCTTAGCAGTAGCAGAGTTACGAGCCCTATCCATAGATGTCTTCGCTTTGTTGCGATAGCTCATATGATCCTTATCTTTATCAAGGACTTCCTTTTTTACAGATGGTTTCTTCTTGAATGTGTCCATACCATCACCAGTAGACATACGTTTCATACCACCTTCATTGTTCATATCATTTTTAGAAGGTATCTTAAATGGTGCCTTCTTAAGAGTTACGGCTGCTTTACCCTTTTCAGATGACTGTGCAGACTTTGAAAGTTTCTTTTGTAAAGCTGCATTTTGATTTTCATTCTTAGGTACACAATTAGGTACCATCTTGCCACCTTTTTTCTTCATTCCAACCTGCTTATGTGAATCCCAGCATGCTTCATCTACATCTTCGTTTGGACCTGGATGTGTTGACTTCTTAGCAACTGCTTTATCTCTCTTAAGCATCTTCTGAATCTTCTGAAGTTTTTCTCTATCAGCCTCTTTTTCAGCCTTAGACTTACCAAACTTATCACGCATAGGAGTCATTGAACGTGCAATTTCGTCAACTTGTTTTTTCTCATCATCTTTTGTTTTTTTCATGGCTTTACGGGCAAGGTTCTTTGCAACGTTCTTATCTTTTACAACATTACCGAATTTATCTTTTCGCTGTGCTTGAGGCTTTTTCCACCCTGAATCATGTGACCATGAATGTGCTTCAAATGTTAACATAGACTCTTCATTAGTTGATTCTTTTCTACGTATGAATTGACCATCAGGTTTATTCATACCAGCACGAGATGCAGCGGCCGCGGCAGCTTTTTTCTTAGTCTTTATAGCTTTTCTTTTATTCATAGCATCAGCTTGCCTTGCTCTTAGTTTATGATGATTCTGAATTTTGCGTATCATCGCATATTCTTCTTCGTCAGTTATTTCAGCTATACCAACATCTTCTTTCATTTTTGTAACGTCGTTAGCGCTAGCTGTAGCGGCGCCATGTCTATACTTAATTTGATGTGGCATCTTATTATGAGGCTTTACATTCACACGACCATCTTTATGAACATGTATAACTTTATGAGCATCACCTTTATGTGGTCCTCGTTTAACTGTGACTGTATCACCTACCTTATGTGCCATCTTTTTATCCCTTTACCTTAGCTGCGAGGTCCTTATCTGCTCCGCCCCACGTTCCTGAAGATTTTGTTGTGAATGAATTAACTCTAGCCATAGCCCACTGTTGTGGAGTAGTGCCCGGTCTGTGACCTGTTTTCCAAGCGGCCATACCTCTGTTGTATACCTGTTTTAGAATACCAAGAGGCATTTTACTTTTTGCGGCTTTATTCTTTAAGCCTTCGTTTTCCGTAATGTATTGACTAAAGCGAATCATGACTATTTCTTCTTATCTGGATGGCCTCTACCGCCATCTGCTTTGTTTGCCCATACTGCTTTACGCTGTGCTGCTGATACATAACCTTCTTCTTTATCCATCATTTTACCTTTGGCTAATTTTCTATAGCCTTTTCTTATATTGGTTTTTGCATCATAATTTGCAGTATTACCAGCACTGTGAGGATATCTTGCCTTATGGATATCTGATTTAGCATCTCTTTTTACAACGTCAGCTCCAGCCTTTTTTCTGTACTGTTGCATTTTACCGGTGCTCAGCTCATCGAGCGTGCCTTCCTTATAAATGTGTGGATGCTCTTCTTTTGCATGATCGTGATCACCACCATAGTGATTACCAAGAGCTTTTTTTACATTCTTTTTAGGACCATGATAACTGACTTCATCATCGCCGTGGTATTTCGTTGTAACACCATGCTTCTTTTTCATATGAGCTGCATGTGCTTTTTTCTGAGCTTCGTTTTCGTGTGAGTGCATAGCTCTATTCGAACTTGCAGTCTCATCAAGTTTCTTTTCTTGTAAGCCTTCCCTTAACTCGAAATAACTTTTCATTAGTCGTCTCCAAACATTTGTTTAAATTTTTTAGTGTGTTTACTAGGTTTAGTTTTTGCACTAGCATCACCTGGTGCAGGTTTATATGATTTAGGATCGCCGTCAGGCATTTTAGCTTGACGCTTGAACTGTGCTTTACGTTTGTCCTTAGTAGACTTTGCTAATCCTTTATGATATGCAGGATTATTAGCTTCCTTAGGTGCAAACTTCTTTTTAATATCTGCGACTGATGCATCTGTACCATAATCAAGTACTTTCTCTACAGCGTCTAACCATTGACGAGTTTTAGTGCCATTAGCTTCAATTATAACGTAGTTGGTACCACAAACTGTAATGGTACCAACTTCGTTCGTCTCTTTTATAATGACCTCATCACCCTCACTAAATAGTTGTCCCTCTACATAAGCTTCACGCTTTGGAGAGACTGAGTCAAATTGTATCATATTCTTAAATTCTTTTGTTTCTTTGAGTCCTAGTCCTCTTCGAACATCGTTAAATAATTTCTTAGCATCATTGTTGGACATTGCATTTGGAAGACCCTGTGCAAAGTTAGTGAAATCATTATCGACTGCGTATTTACGCTGCTTAGTGCCTGATGCACCTTCAGCTCCTTCCGCGTCTGGATCTCTCTGTCCGGCAGATACTATCTTAATTCCGTCTTTAAAGTTGTAAAATCCATGTCGGCCTTTCTTGCCGTTATACATGTTCAACCTTTTATTGTATTCAGTCACACGATCAGAACCTGCAACCATTACTACGCTGCGGTATCCTTCATCATATAATGCGGTAAGTGCTGCAAAAGGTGTTTTCGCTTTCTTGTTCATCATTACCTGACGAGCATGCTTTGGAAACATCTTGCGCACATACTTGATTTTTGAATTGTATGGGATTGGATTTTTCTTATCACTAGACTGTGATAAAAATACACGGTATGGATTGCGTCCTGATGAAGACGCAAGTTTATCTAATAACTTACCATGACCTATAGTGGGAGGATTCATTCTACCAAAAGTAAAATAAACTGTTTTTTCCTCCTCAACCAGAAATTGAGAAAAACTATTAATAGGCATTTACTTACCGCGTTTCCTTTGTAACTCTACTTTACGTTTGTCTTTTCGCATACGTTTACCTAGATTTGTAATGCGACCTGCAATCTTATCTAGACGTTTTTCAAGACTTCCTTTTTGAGCTGCGGATAAATCGGTTTTGGCTCTGCCTTTAGATATCTTTTTGCCTATATCTTTACGTGCTTGTCTTTGCGCACGCTTATCTAGGCGTTTCTTATCAGCGATTTTGAACTTCAAGCGTTTCTTGCCAATAGCAAGTTTAGCTTTGTTTTTCTTCATCATGACCTTTGCCCTACGTCTCTGCGCAGGAGTCCATGCTCGCTCGTCTAATTCATCGTAATTTTCTACGAATTCTCTGAATTTTAACATTTAGTTCCGTCCCGGTTTATCCCATCCCTTTAATATATTGGGTGAAAAGTTGTTATATGAAAATTCCATACGGTCAACAAGTTTCACTGCATCACCACCAAGTTTATCAATAGCAACAAAGCCTTCGGCACCTGTTACCTTGAATCCATTCTTTGTCTTCACAAAAGATTTAACTTTCTGTAATGTATTAAGCTTATTTATAAGTTTTAATTTCGCTACTACAATTAATTTTTGCAGTTCGAACATTTTTATTAGATTTGTCTTGTTTTGTGGCGAAAAGAACGACAGCATCTGCTGCTTTGCATCTCTTTGAGACTGCTTGCCCTTCTCAGACTTACGTTTAGCTTCTTCTTTTCCATACTTGAGTCCAATCCATTTGATCAGCATATCAGTATGGCGTCTTGTGTTCTGTACTACTTGTCCTTTACGAACATATTTATTATTAAATTGCTCAATCATTTGTGCGAGTTGTTGATTAGACTGCAGATCTCGCAGTGTCGAACCAGCAATCTGATTGAATAATTTACCGGCTTGTGACAATGATTTGTTTACATCGTCAGTTTCTTTCTTAGTCATCAAAAGGTTTGTATGATCTCGCAACATTGCGTCTTGAGACCATACAGCTTTTGATTTTTTCATTCCTCTAACGTTGACACCGTAACTGGCTCTGAGGGAATCGAAACTAGTTCCACTATACGTTGTGTGCCAGACGATCCCAATGGTAGCGCGCCTGATATCACTAGCAGCATCATTATCAGCAGGAACAGCATAAACAATGGTGTTTGGATGAAACGTGACATATTTATTTCCTTTAATGGTTTCTTTCTTTATATCACCAGGGCCAAACAAGAAGTCGCCTTGAACAATACCTTTAATTCCAAGGTTTGGCAGTTCACGTAAAGCAGACTTAAGCTTAAGAGCAAGGTCGCCACTAGTATCGTTATCAACATCAGCAGCAGTCTTATAAACTTTGGGGTTCTTATTGAATATCCCTTTTTTCGCAACGAAGAATACTCCGTCCGTAGGATCAGTACCTGCAAAAATAGCAGGGGCACCATCCCACTTAACAGATACGTTACCATCTCTTTCACCTTTCAACATATCGCGTAAAGATCTTAATGCATTGATTGCTTGTCGAGTACCTTCCACTCCACCATAAAGAACTTTGTCCTCTATGTGTGTCATATGAGTATTCTTTTGCTCAGTCAATGTTTCTTTAAACGATATCATCTTATTTCCCTGAATGTCATATTGGTATATTATACCACGTTTCGTATTAATTGTACACCTTAATGCGCATCCCAAAAGGTTTTACTTATTTCACCTCTATTGACCGTGTTTGCATCAGCAGTTTTCTTCGTTTTAACATACACTTCTGTACCATTTTTAAATTGTCTAATGCCATTAGAAGATTTTAACCATAGAGGCCTGTGAGGATGACCTGCACCAGGATCTGCCGGTGCATTGTCATACTGCCATCCAGTAAGATTAGTAATGTTTACATATGCCATTAGTCAGGTTCTCCCATCAATATGTCATACTGTGTTTGATCTACTATACCTTCGCGCAATAGCTTTTCTCGGTTTGCCATGTGCTTCATAGTAATCTCTTCTTTCGATCCACCAAAGTAAGCCACTGCGTGGCCTTCTTCAATCATGAGCTGTGTTAATCTTTTTATCGTATAAGCATTATTTTCTTGCTTGTACTCAAATTCAAAATCACCAAGAATACGACCGAACTTGCCTTTCATATCTTCGCCATGTTTATTTTCTTCTGTTATAAGCTTTAGCTGTACTGACTCGAATAGTTCTTTTACTCTTGCCTTTGCAGCTTCACCAAATAAATCTTCTACTTTATCGCTTGTTCGTGACTCGGGTGTGTCGATACCCATAATACGTACTCTTTCATCATGTAACCATATTCCAAATCCTAAATCAATATCAACATCTACCGTATCGCCATCAACTACTTTTACTAGTCTAACATCGTATTTGTTTTCGGTTGCCATTAGATTTCCTCTACATTTTTCTTTTTAATTGCTATAGCAAAAACTCCAACTCGTGCAGTGCCTACTGTTACGCCACCTGCATTCGCCCCTCTATCACCCGTATATCTTGCATAAAATATTGCTTTATAGTCACCCTTTGGAAGGGCACCATTATTGTCTTGGTGTTTTGATTGAATAATATAATTTCTGCCACGCTTTTTAATTTTCATAGGACCTTGATGAAATTCATCTACGTTATTTTTACCGCGGGCTTTACCATAATCTATGCCCCATACAGATTGTTTAATTAGTGTTGTACTTCTAACATTTCTCCAAGCTGTATCACCACTCTTCATACCATCTGGAAACTGCTTCTTTAAAGCATTCATCCATGAAGTGACTTCTTTATTATTTTTAAATATCTTATCGGCTAAACCACCATATTGCTGAAAGTCTTTAGCAGTTGAACCATCTTTATGTGAGATCCATGCAACTGCTTCACCTTTAGCATCAACTAAATGAAAATCTGATTTAGGTGTACCGAAAGTAGATTCTACACCAACTACCATACATTTCTTCTTACCAACTATCATAGGCAATACCGATATGCCATTTTTGACCATAGCTCGTTCTATTTCTTTTCGTAAGCCTGAAAGTTCTCTATCTTCTGCAGCAGTACCAGAACCTTTTCCTTTACCACCAAACTCCGGAGTTTTATGAAACTCATGAGGATATTTTACTGTAACAGCTTTACCTTTATCGGTTTTACCTTTCATCATTGCGGAATAGCCATTAACACGCATTGATGCATCCAATACTTTCCATGTGGGTGATGTTATTATTACAGCACCTTTGTCTGTTGAAAAGTATTCTTTATCTTTTACCTTATCAACAAATACAGGTACCCTAGCAAAGCCTCTCTTCGCTAAGTCGTAGTGTTTTAATTGTAAGAATGTATTCTCTGCCATAAACGTGCTAAATCTCTTCATGGTATTTACCTAAGTTATTTTACACTATTTATAATATTTTTGGTCAGGGTGGTAGGATTCGAACCTACGATCTCTCGGATCCAAACCGAGCACTTTACCAGACTAAGCTACACCCTGATAGAAAAAAAAATGGCGACACAAGGCCGCCGAGTTGGGAGGGAGGAAAATCCGTCTCAGCGACGGTAGATGTACGCATCTACCTTTGATGCATACTTAAGCGGGAGAGATTGGTTATAGCGATGAATGCCCATACGGTGTCCTCGCGCTTGAGCTTTCACATAATAGCGATAGAAATAACCTTGCTCTTTTAAATCTCTGTTTAGGTTTGTAACCATACGACGAACAGATGCAAGCTCAGTTTGATCTTGCTCATCCATTCCGAATGTACCGATGTAAGCCTCGGTACGCTGCTTTGTTTTATCATAATACATTATATCCTCCTACTTATATTCTACATCAGTTTTTGATGTTGTATACGTACTAGTTTTGCTTTTACCCTGCAAGTAATAAGGTTTTTTCCAAGTATCTACGCCATGCTTTTTTAAATTAGACGCAGGTATTTTTTTAATCTTATTAGTTTTCAAATATTCTTTCACTAAGTCATCATACATTATTCAAACTCCCATTCTTTAAATGTAACAATGTCACATATTTCTTTCACAACCTTACGGCCGTACTCAGTAAATAGAATCCCACGATTCCATACCCAATGCTCAACACATTGCTCATGCGAAAACTCATCTTGCTGAGTCATCCAACGAAGAGCATCCTTACGAGTCTTCGCACCAAGAAGCATATAGAAATTAACTTCTTTCTTGAACTCATTTAAGCATTTCTGCTCTTCACGTTTTTCTTCTTTATCACTATAATATGTCATCTTTTTCCCTCATTTGATAAGTATATACTAACATAAAAAGGGGTGCTTGTACACCCCTTTTTTTACTTTTTTTAATTTTTTTTATATGTGTTACAATTATGTCACACTATTTGTTATTTCTTTTATCCTTCCGCAAACCTTGTAAATACTTAGGAACACCTGTGTCTTTCTTCTTCAACCAAGTTTTATATTTCTTTCTTAACTTACTGAATATTTTAGGCAGCATCAAGTTTATATCGATCTCCATCAATTGTTATAATTTTTGGAGTACTCGTCTTAGTTGGATTGAAAGTACAACCTATAGGTATTGCAAGATATTGACATACATTACGAAACTGCCAAATCGTATTACCTTTTCTAATACATCTAGAAAATTGCTTACCTTTATTAATGGCTGTAATTTTACATTTTTCACCGTGTATATCTTCAAACACAGTATCATTATCAATATTTGATAGTTCATCTAGTATAGATTGAACTTCTTTTTGTTCTTCCTCTAAACCATGTAATTCAAATGCTTTAGTTAAATCACTAAATGTAAATGGGTCTAAACTATCATGTGTTCTCATCCAGTTTCTTACCTTCTGAGTTAGTACTTCGCGCCGTTCTTGTCTCATAATAAATGTCCTTTCATGTTTTAGGCAGCGAGCGCGAACTCGACTGCCTTTTCAGCGGCTTTTACTTTACGTGGTTGGTTATATCCGAACCACTGGTTATGCAGGCGTTGTTCAGCTGAACGGCCTTGCAGGTGATCAGTAACATAAGTCACTGAGTTGAAAGCCTGCCACCAAGAGCCTTCGCCGTACTGAGCGCCAGGCTGAGTCTCAAGTGCATCGTAGCACATTTGAGCAGATCGTGAAAGACCTTCGTATGTTGTTGCAGCAACTTTATCTGCAGTTCTTGAAGTTGAAGGATAAACCTCATCATAAAACTTGATAAGATTCTCAACTGAGAAACGCTTAGAACCTAAGAACTGAGCCATCTCTTTGTACTTCTCGAACTTCTCGTGAGCAAGAC